GTGGCAATTGATTGGAAGGGGCTCAGGGGTGATTTTGAAAGGGGTGAGGCGGGCGTTGAGACGCTTGCCGCTGGGTACGGCTGTAAGGCGCAGACTATCAGAAGACGTGCGGCGCGGGAAGGTTGGGTTGAGGTAGGCCAGGGCGCGGCCAAGGCGGAGCTAAAGAGGGAAGGCATTACAGGGGAGCACCGCCTGCTCTGGTCAACTGTGAAGACGAAGCTTCGCGCGGGGCTTGAGAGAAGCGATATAGAAGAGCTAAAGATAGCAAAGATGGCAGGGGACGGACTCCTTAATATCATGAAGGGCGAGACGCAGGCATGGGGGCTTACCGAAGATGACGTCAAGACGGATCAAACAGAAGTTCTTGGCATTACCAGAGAGATGGCAGAGCTTACGGTATCATCCCGAGCAGAGGAGGCTCTGGATGGATAGTAAGAGGTTCAAGGTCGTCCCTGCCGGGCGCAGAGCGGGCAAGAGCGAGATAGCCAAGAGGAAATTGGTATCTTTGCTTCCGATCATAAAGGAGTGGCAGGATGCGCGTTACTTTGCCGCAGCGCCAACGAATGCTCAGGCAAAGCGTGTCTTCTGGAAAGACCTCAAGGCCCTGACGCCCAAGGGTTGGGTAAAGAGGGTATACGAGACAGACCTCTGCATATCGACTATCTTCGGCTCTGAGCTATGGGTCGTCGGGATGGACAAGCCGCAGAGGATAGAAGGGGTTGCGTGGGACGGCGGGGTGCTTGACGAGTACGCAAATATGAAGGAGACGGCCTGGAGTGAGAACGTCAGACCAGCTCTCTCCGACCGCCGCGGCTGGTGCTGGTTTATCGGAGTGCCCGAGGGTTTTAATCACTATAAAGATCTTGCCGATTATGCGGCAAGCGGCATTGACGAGGATTGGGGGCTCTATACGTGGCGCTCGGCCGATATTCTGGACGGCGACGAGATAGACGCGGCCAGGCGTCACCTCGACCCGCGTACCTTTCGCCAAGAGTACGAGGCGAGTTTTGAGGGGGCAAGCGGGCGGGTCTACTACGCCTACGACCAGAAGCTCCACAGCGACGCGACAATCGAGCTTGACGGGGCGTCCCCTATAATAGTCTGCTGCGATTTTAACGTAGATCCGTGCCTGTGGATACTCTGCCAGAGTGACGGTAAAGAGGTCAGGGTCTTTGATGAGATAGCTCTCGGGCCGACCGGTACCGCAGCGATGGCCAAGGAGCTTCGGTCCAGGTACGGAGGGCACGCAGCGGGTTTTATCATCTACGGCGACGCCGCAGGCAGGGCCCGCTCAACGACCGGCAAGAGCGATTACGCCATCCTGAGTGAGTTCGGTTTCAGGGATCAGAGGGTCAGGAGTTCGAACCCGAGGGTCAAGGATAGGGTGAATGCCGTAAACAGTATCCTTTGCAACTCAAGCGGCGAGGTGAGGCTTTCGCATCATCCCAGATGCAGGTACCTTAAGCGCGATTTTGAGACGGTCTCGTGGAGCGCGACAGGTACTGAGATAGATAAGAGAAGCCGCGACAGGACACATGCTACGGATGCGCTCGGTTACTACGTGGCCAGTGAGTTTCCTCTGCGGCTGTTGCGGGCGGTTAAGGGAAAGAGATTTTATAAATAGTTTTAAGAAAATAAAGATCGACGATTTTGGACTGAACCCAGGAGGAAGAGGTAATGACAAAAGAAGAGCTTATGGCAACGCATCCTGATTACGACGCTAACATTGAGCAGTGGAGGTTTTTCCTCAGTTCGTACTTTGGCGGAAGGCATTACAGGGACGGCAATTATCTGCTTCAGCATCCGTTCGAGTCTTCGACCAATTACGAGAGGCGTAAAAAGATCGCATATTACTACAACTACTGCGGACCGATTGTAGACATTATGGTCTCGCATCTTTTTAGGAGGCCCGTTAAGAGAGAGTTCGGCAGGCTGGCTACGGATAACCTCTTCTCCGGTTTTTTACGTGACGTAGATTTTGAAGGCTCGAACCTCGCCCAGTTCATGAGGGACGCAGGACGTTTTGCGAGCGTCTACGGGCGCGTCACGATTGTGGTGGATAGGCCAAGGCTCGTGGCCTCGACGCGCGGCGAGGCCGAAGAGCTGGGGCTCAGGCCTTATCTCTCGCTCGTAACGCCTGAGAACCTCATCGACTGGTCTTACGGCAGTACGGAGACCGGCAGGCCTGTCCTTGAGATGGTCAAGATAAACGAGGGTAACGGACGCTACCGTATCTGGACAACCGAGGCGTGGGAGCTATGGCAGGCGGGCGGCGAGGGTGACGAGCCCGTTCCTCTCGACGGCGACCTGCATGACCTCGGGCGGGTGCCGGTCGTAAATCTTTATAACAAAAAGAGCGGGGTCAGGATGATAGGGACCTCTGATATCCAGGATATATCGGATATCAATAAGAACATATATTACCTCTGCTCCGATGCCAAAGAGATCATCGAGAATACGGCCTTTCCGATGTTGGCCGTACCTTATGAAAAGGGCGGCGCTTCGGATGAAAGAGAGATCGGGCCGCGCAACATTATTCAGTTCGATCCGGAGTCGGGCGCCAAACCTTTCTGGCTTGAGCCTCCGCATTCATCCCTCACCGAGATAAGGGAGTGGGTAAAGCAGGATATAGGCGAGATCCACCGCATAGCCAAGATGGGCGGGGTCAGGTCCGTCGAGGACTTTGCCAGAGCCAAGAGCGGTGTGGCCCTTGAGCTTGAGTATCAGCAGCTCTATGCCGTGCTAAGCGAAAAGGCCGATAACCTTGAGCAGGCGGAGATGGAGGTGCTATCGCTCTGGAGCGCGTGGGAGGGTAAGAGCTTTGACGGGCTGGTTGATTACCCCGATGATTTTTCGTTAAAGGATCTGGACGGCGAGATCAGCAGGCTCTTCCAGGCGATGGAGGCTGGTATTGATTCCGTTGCTTTTAGGCGCGAAGCGCAGAAGAGCGTAGTGGATAAGGTTATGCCGAAGCTTAACGCGCAGCTTAAGGCGCAGATATTAAAGGAGATAGACGGAGATGGTTGAGGATCAGGGCTTGATGGATGACGGTTATATAGTTGAGATGGCTAAAAAAAATGCGAAAGAGCTGGCGCGTTACTACAAGGTGGATATAAAGACCGCATTCTATATTACCTTCAGGCTTTTGTTCGAGGCTCGCCGCAGCATTACGGCTATAGTCGGCGAGTACGGCGCGGAGAACTGGCAGCGGATGAGTATAGCTGAGAAATCCGTTGTCTGCTCGGAGGTAGTAAAGGGCCTCCTGGATAAAGAAAAGATAGAGGCGTTTATAAAAGGGCGCAGTAAAAGTCTTTTGCAGGGTTAAGTCGCGCCTGCGCAGTGCGGAAGGGTTTATAGGGATTTGCCTGTGCGCACCCCGGTGCAGGTATTTTAAAAAAAATAACGGGGGAGAATACGAACCGATCATGGGAGGTTGTTATGCAATCAGTTGACGAACATAAAACGGGAGTAATGGGAGAGGGCGCAGAGGCAGAGTCTGCACGGGTGAGTTTTACGCCCGAGCAGCAGGGCAGGGTTCAGACGCTGATCGACGATGCTTACAGGAAGGCGTACTCAAAGGCGGCAAGAGGAGCGGGCGCAGGTGAAGAGCTTGCGGGCCTGAAAAAAGAGCTGGAATCTCTAAAAGAAGACAGGAAGTCTTCTGCGGTGCTGCGTGCCGTTGCAAAGCGTAACGTGGTGGACGCGCAAGAGGTGACGGAGCTTATAGGGCGTCACGTTCGGATGGACGATAGCGGAAGGCTAAGCGTTAGTTCAGACGCCGCAGATGGCGTGCCGGTCGGTCTTGAAGAGTATGTGGATCAGTGGCTCGCCGAGCGACCGCACCACCGCAGGGCGCAGGGCTCTCAGGGGGCGGGCTCGCGCGGCGCGAGGTTCTCCGGCGGTCATACGCGCTATAACCTCACGGATCCGCAATCTTGGCGCACGATGCCCAGAGAGCAGTTAGATAAGTACCTCAAGGACGGAGTCAATGTACAGGGCGCAGGCGGTCAGGTCTTCCGTTTCCGCGACGTGCAGAATCCGTTTGTCGAGGCAAGGAAGAGAAAATTTAATTCAGGAGGAAAATAAAGATGGCAAATGAAGTAACCTCAGCCGCCGGCTCGGCCGGCGAGCTTGTAGCAGCAGAGATAGTATCAAGGCTTGTAATAGACGCGGCCTACGGTGAGGCGGTAATGCCGCCGCTTGTAAGGGTAGCCGATATCAGCGAAGAGAGTACCTTGACGGTTGATTTTCCGAAGTGGCCGCTCCTTAGCGCCACCGACCTTACCGAGGGTACGGATGCCAGCAACTCCGCCGTTAATACCAGCAGCATCGGCGTTACAGCGGACGAGGCCGGTATTATGATCACCGTAACGGATATGCTCTTAACATCATCGAGCCTTGGCGGGCTAGAGCCTTACGCAATGGAGCTTGGTAAGGCCCTTGCCAATAAGATCGATACCGATCTTCTGGCAGAGGTTGCGGACTTTACGAGCTCGGTAGGTGCAACAGGCGTTGATATGACAGAGGCCAATTTCCTTGAGGCCATTTATACGCTTGAGAGCGGTAATGCGGTCGGGCCTTTTGTGGCCGTGATGCATCCGGCTCAGGTCCACGACCTGCGCACAGCACTTGCGGCCACAACCGGCGCCGTATGGGGAGGGGCCTCGGCTCCGGCAGAGGATCTAGGGGCATTCGGCAGTCTTTACGGCGTTGATGTCTTTAAGTCCACAAACTGCGCCTCGGTCAATACCAATGCCGACAGGCAGGGCGTTATGATGCCGATGGGCAACCAGTCGGGTCTTGCGTACGTTCTGAAGACAGGGGCAAGGACCGAGTTCCAGAGGGACGCTTCACTGCGTGCAACCGAGATAGTCGTAACGGCTATATACGGTGACGAGTGCGTCAATACCGCATCTAACGGCGGTGTGGCGATAATAACGGACCACGAGTAGTAATAGTAGTTCTGTTGTTTCAGAGTCAGGGGAGGGGCCGGGTGGCCCCTCCCACCTTATCGCAAAAAAGGAGAAGGACAATGTCTGATATAGCAACTTCAATGAGAAAGAAAGGCTACGAGCCGCTTGCGGTAGATAGCTTCGGCGGGATCGGCTTTAAGAGATCTTTAAGGGCCGGTAACGAGGAAGATTCACCGCAGCTTGAGATATGGCCGGGAGAGGTTTGGCCCGGAGAAATATGGTTTGACACGGGCAAGCTAATGCAGGACGGCGTAACCCCGCGCACCGTAGTTGCCAGTACAGCAGACCAATATGGCGAATACCTGAAAAAGGGATATCGTCCTATCAAGAGCAGCCCTGCGGGCAGTGATAAAGATGAGTAGGGAGGCCCGCACAAAACTCCTTGAGAGGATCTATAAGCAGCAACTGCGCTCAAGCGGCAGGCTCCCGAGCGGAAAGCAGCAGAGGGTGATGGAGCAGAAGGCCGACGTGATAGCAGAAAGGGCTCAAAGAAAGATGAAAAAGAAGGGTTAGCCGGGATTTAGCGCAGCACTTTGAGGTCCTTAATCCAAAAGCAGGTGAGGGAGATATGAAGCAGAAGTTTTTGGTAAATACGGTAGAGATATTTCAGAGCTACGTCTACGAGAATAACCGTAAGATCGTATCGAGCTCGGCAACGCTCACGGTCTATAGGCCGGGCGGGGCAAGCGAGCTTATAAGCGGCGCTGCCATGACGGTGCAGAGCGACGGCAGGCTTGATTATAGTCTTACAGTCGGTGATAACGCCAGCGCAGATGAGAACTATAAGGCCGTTATCGCCTACGTATATGGCGGCACTACCTACTACGCAACGCTCTACTATGACGTCGTAAACAGCAAACTGCACAAGGTTGTAACCGACGACGATATCGTAGCCGAGCTTCCTCAGTTGCGCGACGGCGGGTGGCGTGTGCACGGTACGGCAGAGAGCGGCAGCGCTACGACGATAGTCGATAGCGAGCTTAAGCGTTACGAAGATGATTATTTTACCGGCGGCCTGGTCTTCTCAATCGACAAGGACGAGACGCGCGAGATAATCGACTTTGTATCGTCTACCGGGACGGTGACGGCAGAGGCCTTCGGCTCGGCGGTAGCAACGGATAAGTATATCCTTACCCGTTCTTTTTATAGAGAGATTCAACGCGCCTTCGAAAAGATTGAAGAGATGCTCGTTCGTCGCGGTAAGCGTTCTCATCTGGTGCTCGACCCGTATGACCTTAGAGAGGTGCATATCTACTTGTCGGTCGCCGAGGTCTGCAAGGGAATGGCAACCGAGCCCGAGAACCTCTGGTGGGAGCTCTGGAAGGGCTACGAAAAGACGGCTATTGAGGCCTTTAACGCGCTGAACCTTAAGTACGACTATACCCAGGACGGTTATATAGCAGGCGGCGAAGAGTCGAGCAGCCTGAGCTATATAAGGAGCGGGAGAAGATGAGCAACTTCGATACGATCAAAGCTATTACGGAGAATATTCAGGGTGTGTTGGAAGGGCTCGGGATAAAGTTTTCGCAGAAGGCCTTTGAAGATAGCAAGGACGTACCAGCGAGCCTCCTGCCCTACGGTGAGGTGTTTTATACCGGTGAGAGCTTTGAGGAGACAAGCGGTGAGCGGCCAAGTTACGTGGAAGCCGACTTTACTCTGGTCGTTATCTTGCGCGAACGTTTTGCGCGCGATCTCGTCCGTGCCGAGCAGGATTGGGTACACAGGATCAGGGGCGCGCTCGGCGTTGACGCGCTCAATATCGGAGGTCTCGCGGTCTCGAAGCTGGTATCGAGGGTTACGAGCGGGAGCGTGGGGATGGACAAGGGTTCGGGCAAGAGCGGGCTTGGAATACTGAGCTATCAGGCAAAGGTGCGTTACAGGGAGGGGTAGTTATGAGGATAGTTTTTTTAAAAAATGGAGAGACGATAGGCATAGGCGAGCACCGGGAGGGCGCGCAGCGAGACGTTGCCGATGATATCGCAGCGGTACTTATAAAGAGAGGCGTTGCAGGGGTGGCAGGCGTATTTGAAGGAACCGTAGATAGCTTTACCGGCGAGCCGGGCGAAGAGTTTGACGGTATAAACGAATCAAGCAGTAGGGGGGAGTAGGATAATGGCTGAGAATAAATTATATATGGCAATCGGTGAAGAGGCCGCAAGAGGGACGAAGGAAGCCACGACCGTTGGCTTTATTCCCCTTACGAGTTCAGGGATACCACAGGTGGAGTTTGAGGAGAAGAAGCGAAAGGAGTTCAGGGGCGAGGATACGGCAAAGGGAGAGACGACCAATCTGAGGATGAGCCGGAAGTGGTCGGGCTCGGTCGAGATGCCGATGTTTACCGAGGCGGGCGCAACCGCCGGGATGATAGGCACGCTCTTTAAGCACTTCTTCGGTAAGGCAACGTCTGTGCAGAACGCCTCGACCGGCCAGTACGGGCATACTATGTATCCCGTGGTTGATCTATTCGGTACGGCCAACCTGGGTGCAAAGGCCCTTACGGTCAACCTGAATATCAACGAGGGCGCCTCGATGAAGAACTGGCCTTTTGTAGGCGGCAGGGTTAGCTCCCTGAGCTTTAATCAGGAGACCGGCGACCACCTGAAGGTAACCGCTGAGATGGTAGGGCAGTTCAAGGATACGGTAACCGGTGAACTTGGCTCGGCGACCTTTGCGGCCGAGAACCTCAGGTGCGACTACAATAACCTTACGGTCTATACCGGGACAATCACGAGGGTCGGTACTGCCCCGGATTATACGGACTATACTTTCGGTTCGGCCACGCAGATAAAGCCCGATAAGATTTCGGTCAAGATAGAGAACGGCATGGAGGACGCCATGCGGCTGTCCGGGATCGACTACCCGGATAAGACCCGCATAGGGCTCTTTAAGGTAACAGCAGAGATGACGATTGACTGGGAAGATCCTGCAAGCGGTTTCTCATCCATTGATGACTTTAACGCCTGGATGGCAGGGGTAAGCGAGACGAACCTGACCCTGCACTGGGATAGCGGCACGCAGGCAGGGACAGGCGATAATCATGGTCTTTATATCGATATACCAAGGGCCTCAAGGCTTGGCGGCGAGCCGGAGTACGACCTGGAGAAAGACCCGATGATAACGCTTAAATACGAAGGGCTCTACGACTCTGCGACGACCAATTATATAGTGGGACTTTTACTCAAAAATACGGCGGCAACGGTATAGACCTTTGCCCCTCACCCCATAAATAAAGGAGACTAAAGATGGCGATAATCAGTTTTGATTCGGAGGCGGCAGTTGATTTTGTTCCGGCCTATAGCGGTAACCGTGAGAGCGGAGAGCCGTGCGTGGTAAGCCTTAAGTTCGTGCCTTATTCAAGGGTTCAGCATTATTCGAGGATGATAGCCGCGCAGACCAAAAATGTCAGCGATCCGTCGAGGGTTACCGAGATAACCCAGGGCATCCAGCGCAGGCAGTTCGTCGATAGCGTTGAGCAGGTCTGTGGCTATTACGTCGGCGGTGATGAGGTCAAGGACCCGGCGTTGTTCTATGATACCGCCGATACCGACCTTATCGTCGAGGTGATAAGGGCGATGGAGAGCACGCAGAGGCTTAGCGAGGGTCAAAGAAAAAACTAATAGCGGGCTTCCGTTGGGGGCAGTTGATAGGAAGGGACGGAAGCCCCTTTGACTGTGAGAAGTGTTCGGATAGGGATAAAGGACAGCGCAATTGTTTTAACAGGCTGGAACTTTCGGACGAGGCCCGCGCCGTAACCCGGTATACAGAGGCGGTAAAGGAAGAGATCAAAGAAAGGGGTGCGCAGAAGGTCTTTAGCCTCGGCGATATAAGGCTCTATGAATGTCCGGTTAGCTATATAAGCCGGGATACCGTTGAGGTTATGCGTTTGGTTTATTTGATAGAGGATAGCGGGAGCTTGCTGCTGGGCGGCGGCTGGGGAGATCAACCTATGTGGCTTGTTGAGGCCTTTGAGTTATTCAAGGCCGAGGCCATAAGAAATATAAAGGATAGGGATTATGTCAGGTGAAAACAAAAAAGATGTGATAGTTGCTATCAAGGCCAAAGATGAGTTCTCTGATATTATGAACCGTTTTAAAGATAGCGTTCATAATGCTACTGATGGGACAGGTACTTCTAGTGGTGAAGTGGGCTCTGATGATGCCGGGTCGGGGTATGGAACGGTTGTTTGCTGTAATGCAAATACAATGGTTTCTCCGGCGCCCTTTGGTTCGCAGGATGGAGATGCCTCTGACGGTACTCAGGGTGAGCAGACCTTTGGCGCGCTTGCCATGGGTGCTTTGGGTGGGGTTGCTGGCGACCAAGGTGGTGGTGACGCATTTGATGGCAGCGCCACTTTGATCGCCGAGGAAGAGGCGAGAGTCGCCGAAGAGCAAGCCTTGATTGAGGACGAATATGTGACCCCGGGCACAGAGGGGATGAGTGATATAGAACGTTACAACTTTGAGAATCAGTTAAAGCTTGCCGCTTTCCAGGAGTATAGCGAACAGCTCTTAGGGCTTATGGACGTCAGTGGCGCGGCACAGGCCGATACAGAACGTAAATATTCGAATATGAAGATCCAGTATTCCGAGGGTGAGAAAAAAAATAAGCTTAAAAATGTTGCGACCTTTGCAAATATGTCTATGAGTCTTATGCAAGCTCTTTATACTGCAACGGGTTCTCAGAATAAGAAGATGTTTAAGGTGATGCAGGCCTATGAAATAGGAAAGGCAATTGTTAATACGATAGGCGCTGGACTGAAAGCTTACAACGCTGTTCCTTATCCTATGAACTTCGTCGCGATGGCCACAACTCTGGCCGCTGGCTATGCACAAGTTCAAAAGATAAGGGCACAGAAACCAGGAGGAGCTTCCGGAGGTTCAGGTGTCAGGTCTGCCCCTTCTTTTGGAGGTGGAGGTTCTTCTTACTCCATGCCGCAGCGTCTTGATGAGCCTGAAGAAAAGCAGACACAACGAATAACCATGAATATCTATAACCCCCTATCCGAGCAGAACTGGGCCGAGATAGCCGAGAATAATATTATTCCAGCCCTGAACGACGCTTCGGAGAGGAATATAAACCTTACAGTTAAGACCATTGCGGCGTAGCGGGAAGAAAAGACAAATTATCTGAAAGCGGTAAGAGATAAGGCGGAGGACAAGGGCGACGGATACAGGGAGCACCCTGCCGAGAGTCGGATGGGAAGGTCGCTGTGCATAAGACACACATTTAAGTATCATAAAAGTGCGTATGACGCACGTAGGCGGCAGGCAGCCGTGGTCTGCCAAAAGGGTGGAGAATGCAAACGGTTGTGCATGAGGCGCACATTAAGGCATTACAGAAGTGCATACAGCGCACGTATATGGAGAGCAGTCAGGACCTTCGAAGGGGCGACGATGAGAGCGGGGTGCATGGTACGCACATTAGAATATATAAAAGTGCGTATAGCGCACATGTGGCGTTAAGGGTTTTAAGGGGGAGAGCATGGCACAGTGGGCAAAGATAAAGTTTTTCTGGGATACGATGTTAGGAAGCAGCGGCTCAACGCTGACGGCGAGCTCTACCGAGAGTTCTGCCGATTATGATGTGGATTATCTCTACAACATGTTTGAGACTAACCTATGGAAGGCCGAAGATTCTGGCCTGGCAGATCCGCAGTATATAACCTTTGATGCGGGTGCGGGTAATACCAAAGACGCCGATTATCTGGCAATCCTGGGACACAACCTTAACGCAGCAGGGGCGACCGTTACTTTGCAGTACTCGGCAACGGGTGCGTGGGCAGGTGAAGAGGTTGATGCATTTACAGGCGTTGCTCCTTCAGCGGATACTGCTTTCCTTAAGGAGTTTACAGCCCCCGGCGGGGAGCGGTACTGGAGGCTCAAGATATCGGGTCACGGTTCGACCGCCCCTTATATGGCGATCTGCATATGGGGCGAGAAGACAGAGCTTGACTGGGCAACGAGCGCCTTTGATCCGCATCAGCAGAAGACGGTAGAGAAGGCAACCGTGAGCTACGGCGGTTATCTCACGGGTATTCATACGCAGTACACAGAGCGCTCTATGAGCCTGCGTTTTGCCGACTCGGATACGGTTCTATATGACAAGGTCAAGAACTGGTTCGAGACGCACGGCACGAAGAACCTCTTTGTCGCCTGGGATACGGTCAACAGCCCGAGTGAGGTCTTTCTTATGCGTCCGGGCGGCAGGTTTCGTAATTCCTTTAACCGGACAGGGCTTTATAGGAATATCTCTATAAGCCTTACGGGGAGGCGGGAGTAATGGCGATATCTCTATCTGCCGCGTACCTGGCGCAGCTAAATAAGGGCTCTAACAGCCCGAACGTTATCCTGGAACTCGCCCTGGATTCCAGTACGCTAAAGTTCGGTTATACCACGGGTGGTTTCTCCGATGTGCAACCGGTACTTAAGAGCGTATCTTCGCTTCAGAACAAGCTCGATACAGAGAGCGGCTTTGCCACGCTCGGGCAGATCACTTTTGTTATTACCGGACGTGAGAATTTTCGCGGTCTTATTCAGAATAACTACCTGAAGAACAGGCGCGTTACCCGCAAAGACGGCTTTGCAGGGCTTTTATATTCGGAGTACGCCTCGACCTTTACGGGTATGATCCTCGACTGGTCGAGGAAGGGCGACGAGCTTACGATAACGGTAGCCGACGAAGGGGTAAAGACGACGAAGAAGATACCGGTTGAGAATGCGACTAAGACGCAATATCTCGACTATCGAAATATGAACCCTGTAGATATTATTCAAGACATTCTGAAAAACCAGCTCGGCATATCCGCCAGCTTTGTAGACGATACGCAGTTCGATATAGAGCAGGATCTGTGGCTTTCATACTGGACCTTTGACAGAGTATTAACCTCGCCGAAGGGGGCGATAAAATACCTTAGCGAGCTTCAGCAGGAGACAAATTCTTTTATTGTTCATGACGGCGAAAAGATAACCTTCAAGGTCTTTGCCCCGCCCGTGCCGGGGCAGTCTCCGGACGAATGGACGGATGCCCGTCATATATTAAAGGACAGCCTCTCGCAGAAGTCCGGTTATAAAGACGGCTTTTTCAACAGGGTTATTGTTTACTATGATTACGACGAGTCGGGCAGCGATAAGGAAGAAAACTTTGAAGCGGCGATCATCGCCGTTGACGCCGCTTCGCAGTCAAGCGGTGAGTGGGATGAGGTTAAGACAAAGACGATAAAGAGCAAGTGGATAAGGACTCTGACCTATTCAGCGGTCTCCAATATCACGGGCCTAACTCTATACCACGTATCGACTGCAAACGGCGCGGGCAGCGGTACGCTTACTTATGATTACGGCGCTAACACCCTTACGTGGACGGCCCCGGGAGGCACGGCGGGCGAGGCGGTCAAGCTTTCAAAGGACGGTAAATTTCAGATCTTTGATGTTGATAAGACAAAGTGGGTGCGCGTGATTGTAGAGGCGGCAAGCCTGCCGGCGAGCAACCAGAGCGATACGATAACCATAACCGCTTTGCAGGGTACGAGCTTTGCTACTAATCTCGCCTCACAGCTCTTGCGGCGTTACCGGTATCCTGTCTCTACGGTAAGCTTTAGCGTAGATATAAACCACGTCTCAAATGGCGGTAATTACCTGAAGCCGACCGATCTGGTAGACCTTACAACAGACGAGGCAGGCGAGAAGGGTGAGAGTTCCTGGAATAAAACCAGGCTTATGTTAACGGGGCTGCGTCCGGACTTTGCCGGGGCAAAGATAAAGATAGATGCTATAGATACCGGGATGACGAAGCGTTACGGCTTTATCGCACCTGCGGGGTATCCTGACTACGACACGGCATCGGACGAGCAGCGTGAGCGGGCCTTTATCGGGCGGGCTTCGGATAATAATCTTTATGACGGCAGTGCTTACGTGGACGGTTATTATATCTGGTAGTTTTTTCTAAACAGGGGATAAGGGGAGGATTAAAGATGGCAGCAACGACATATACGTGGAATACAATAGCTTCAACGCAGACCGACGGGGATAGTCCGCTTGACGAGACGCTTATGGAGGCGATAAGGCAGAACCTTATCTCGCTAGAGGAGTGGATGGGCGATGGCTTTGCGCAGGCAAAAGACCACGACCATGACGGGGTTAGTAGCGCACTTATTACAGAGCTTGGTGGAAATTCTGTCTCTCAATCTTCTATGCAGGATTCGGCGATTGGTCAGGCAGAGCTTAAGACAGCTATGGGTTCGGTAAGTAATGGAGGTAATAGGGCCAATTTAACACTGCCCGGCGGTGAGTATGGCTTTTATCCTCAAATAAAAGCCAACGATACCTCGGGCGGCGAAGCCTATATGCTATCCCACTATGCCACTACTTCTTATGTGACCAATATAACCATTCAAGGATATTCAGATGAGTTTATATCCGTCACTGTCTATGCTCAACAGCGTTATATCCAAGCCTCGCCTCCTTATAATCTTGGCAATGGAGATATTCCGCTTTTTATCTTTGCTATGGTTAATAAATCAACAGGTAAGATAGAGGCTACGTATACAGCCGAAGACCCGCCGTGGGCATATAACGGCCCGAAGCGTATTAATCCTAATAAGGTTTTTAACCGCGATGGGAAAAAATATCTCAAGCGAACAAAGCGTCCGTGGTCGCACGCAGAGGCGAAGGCTGATAAGGTTAAATTAATTGAAAATCTGGCGGCAACGAAGACCCCAGTAGTTGAAGAGGTTGAGATAACGCACTCAATGAAAAACGCCGGAATGTCTGATATTCCGCATCCCTTTGCAAGTCTTGACCCTGCTACGCATACGGTGGTCTTGCTGGACCCGTGCAGTTCTCTTTGTTTAGATCTCTATGAACTGGCGCAGGAAGCAGACGAGGGTACCACAGAGATAGCCGAGCTTTTACACGAAGGCCGTATCATAGCGGACAATACTGTTATTAATGGTCTGATTACACCTCCGGGCGTAATGGGCGTAAAGATGAGGTTAGGATAAGGAGTGAGCTTTGAGCGAAGAAGAGATAAAGAAAGTTATAGACAGGGCCGTCAGGGACTCGGTCGGCAGCGCCGTAAGGGCCGAGCTCGGCGCCTATAAGATACCGAAGGAAGAACATTACCTCGACCATATGTGGCTTGCCGATTGGCGCAAGTGGCAGCGTACGGTCAAGAGTTCTGTCTTAAAGTCCTTCATAGGTATCGCCATAACTGCCCTGGGTGTGTTAGTCTTTTATGGGTTTATATTTATCGGAGGAGGTAAGCACTAAGGTATGAATATATTTATGTGGGTTGTTACGGCTATAAGTCTTGTGGCCGTGATCCTTAATATCAAGAAGAAGATCGCGTGTTTTTATCTCTTCGCCGTAGCGAATATGGCCTGGGCGATTATAGATTATCGCGAGGGGCTTATCGCGCAGAGCGTACTCTTTGCTATCTATTTTGTGCTCTCGATCTACGGTCTTTACGAGTGGAGGAAGGATAAGAAAAATAAAGACGCGAAAGAGGCCAAAGAGATATGAGTCTATCGGAGAAACAGAGGAAGTTCACTGTTATGGTTGGCAACTTTATCCTTTGGGCGCACGCAGCGGGTTACGAGCTTACTTACGGCCACGCATGGCGCGATGCAGAGACGCAGGAGCGGCTTGTCGAGAAAGGGCTATCTAAAACTTTAGCCAGTAAGCACTGCGACCGGCTGGCTATAGACTTTAATCTATTTATCGGTGGTAATTATACCGGTGATAAAGAGGCCTACCGCCCGCTTGGCGAGTACTGGGAAAGCATAGGAGGGCGTTGGGGCGGCCGCTTCGGAGTAAATCAGGAAGACTACGCAACTGAGGTCGGCTGGGACGCAGGGCACTTCGAGTACGGAGGCTAAGATTCAGGTAAGTAATTGGGGCGTATGAACCGTTACCTTATAAAAGGGGACGGCGGGGGAGGGAGCAAAGATGACACCTTTAGTAGGGGATCTGATAGAGAGCACGGTCGGTAAGGTCGTGGGTGGTTTAGTAGATAAGTACCTTCCAAAGTCTATGGGCGAGGCCGAAAAGGCCAACTTTATTCAGGAAGCTCAGAGGCTATCTGTAGAGACCTATAAATTAGAGACGAAAGATATTCAGTCGGCGCGCGCAATGCAGATCTCTATTCTTCAAGACGCGCCTCGTTGGATAAAGGCGGCATCGGCTATTGTCATTCCGTATGGTGGGCTTATGGCGATCACGGTCTTTTTCTTTAATATCCTCGCCCCTTATCTGGGGCACACAAAAGTACCACTATCGACGAATGAGGCCTTTACCATCAATGGGATAATAATGTTCTTTTTCGGCTATCGCTTAACGCAGAAGCTAAAAGGTACGGCAGGTAAATTTTAAAAGGGGGGGTAAGTTATGGGGTTGAGTGTAAGGTTTCCGGCAAATTGCCGGACAGAGGCGAGTAAGATTGCGTGGTGCTACCGCGCCGAAGAACTGCTGAGGATCTACCATAATATAATGGGACGGTGGTCAAAGAGGCCTATTGATAACTCAGAGTGGGATAAGCTCTCCGGTAATATTAAGGCCCGTTTTTCTTTTAAGGCAGAGGCCTTGACCAAGGCAGAGTGGGATGAATATCGAGATAATTTTCATCGTCCAAAAGAGCAGGCGATTATAGGGGCTAGCCTCGCAAGCCGTGCTCTGGCAAAGGGCTCTGCTTTCTGGGCAATTGATATCGACGGAGATATAAGCTGATGGCTACTGAAGATCTGAGTACATATACCGAGGTCGATCCTAGCGGCGACCTGACGGTAACGTTGTCAAAGTGCACCGCCGATACGATGGCCTCTAATATTGACGTATATCTCAGGGATGACAAGGGTGCGAGTCACTTTGGAGATTTTGAGCACCTTGTGACGGCGGAATTTACCTCAAATAATGGTACGACCTGGCCATTAAATAGCTACTGGGCACTTACAAGCAGTGCGAGCGTGGTTAGCCAGCAGGACATGATTACGGCTAATGAGGGTTTAATCTCTTACCACATACATGTAGGCGGAGGCACGATACAGACAGTTATTAAAGACTTTGCCAATGGGAATTATGATATCTGGACGGGGGCCTCATTTGCCACGCCCTATTATATGACGATAGAGCGCAGCGGTACGGCCATGACCTGTAAGATTTATTCCGACAGCGGCAGGACGACCTTAGTCGATACCCTGAGCCTTACCTGCGGAACTCAGTCGTACAGGTATATCTTCGCAATACAGGGGCATGGTTCGACAGAGATCGGACGTTCTTATTCCGGATACGTCGAGAGCCTTGATCTGCAGGAGACGGGCGGCGCGGTGGCTGTAGAGGGTTCGTTGGCTGCGGTCTATACGGTATCAGGTAGTGCGGCGGCGGCAAGGGAACTTGCGGGTGTTATAAGTGCCGTCTCAAATATCGCCTCTGCTACTCATGAGGTAGCCCGTAATATAGACGGGACTGTACGCATTGTCGCAGACGTCACGGGTAACTTGCAGGCTGCACGGACCCTTGTGGGGGTTCTGTCTGCATCGTCATCACTTAGCGGCGCTCTGGGTTTCCTGGGTATAAATATCAGGCAGGATCACGGCAAGGTGGTAATGGAGGTCAGGTCGTTAAAGACCGTCAGGGATAGCCAGGTTAACTGGATAGATCACGGGGAAAGACAGCGCCCTAAGATAGTACATTAAACGGAGGTAGTTATGGGAAGCTTATCTGATTATGCAGAAAATAAAATACTTGATCATCTTATGGGCAAGGCGGCATATACTATGCCAACGGTCTATGTGGCTCTATCTACCGCAGACCCGCTCGATACCGGCGCTGGCGTGGCCGAGCCAAGCGGCAATGGTTATGCAAGGAAGGCCACGGCAGGGGTCGATTGGAACGCTGCGGCAAGCGGGGCTATTGACAACGCCAATGCTATAGCCTTTGCTCAGGCAACGGGCTCCTGGGGGACTGTTACCCATTTTGCTCTTTACGATGCCCTTACCGGCGGTAATATGATAGGGCATGGGACCTTGACAACAAGTAAGGTTGTTACTAGCGGAGATACGGTAAGTTTTGCGGCAGGGGCCCTTGACGCTACGCTGGATTAG